AAGACTAGTAAAAATAAATGCTACCTATCTATTTTTATTGGGGGATATGGATTCGTGGCTTCAATGGAATCACTCAATAATTCTTCTAACAATGTCAAAGGCCAAAAGACACCGATTTGTGGATCTTTCTCAGAAAATAAAACTCGTCCAGAATAAATCCCCATTAGTCGGAATTGATTGAATTTTCTCGTTTGGACAACGTTATTGATATCTAGTTTTTTAATTATTTTTTGTGATTCGGTATCCCCATTTAGACTTTTTTTATATATTTTTTCGTATTTAGGGTTGTAAATAAAATCTTCCCTGCCTTCGCTTGCGAAAACCGGAGAGCCGGACATTCCGGGATTCGAAAAAGTGTCTATATAAATTTTGGGAATTCCATCGGAAAAAAAATTAGGTTCACTAGCAATAGTGCCTTTTTTCCAGATGGGTAAGCTTGGTTCTGCGCTAAAGCCCCACGGGTATCCTGCTATAAATAAACTTGATGTCACTCCAACTGCAATGTCCTCAACTAAACAGATGTCATGTTGAGTGGTAATGATCGAGCGTTGCTCATCATCTATTTCTATCTTTATGGCAACTATATCTACGCCTTTAGATCTATCTTTATGTTCATAAAAAGTAAAGTTGTCATCTATTTCAAGTGATAACTCTCCTGCAATATGATGCGATCCTTCATCAAATTGTGGTATGAGGCAATGTATTCTGTCGGGAGAGTCCCTGTAACCAGGGAGTAAACATTCAGGTTTTTTAGGTTCTCTGCATGTTAAAACGTGATAGTTAGTTATGAGATAAATATCCTCCTCATATTCATAAAGAAAACCTGTGCCAGACCCAATCATGATCTCGTTTTTAAGTAGACTTATATTTAGGGGGAAAAGTGAAATCTTCGTGTTATTCATTCGAGTTTGCCTTACTGACTTGATGAAATCGCAATTTCTCATGGTATTTTTAGGATACCATCAACTTATTGAATTTCATTACTTTAATTTCGATGGTTTATGTAATTACCATAAAATAATGAGTTACAACTTATGGCAAAACCGGACTGGGCGTCGCTTCAGCAACGGTTCCTGTCCGACAATGCCACAACCGGCGTATCACCGAAAGAGTGGTGTGAAGCGCAGGGACTGAACTACGCCTCGGCGCGGCGATATATCAAAAAACCTGCTGCGCAAAGTGCGCAGAATCCTGCGCAGGAAATAGTGCGCAGTGCGCAGTCAACGCGCAGCGCAAAACAGCTCACCGTAAACGACAACCTGACCGATCAGCAGCGTCGCTTTGTCGCGGAATACCTCAAAGACAACAACGCCACGCAGGCCGCCATCAGGGCTGGATACAGCGCAGCATCAGCCAGCCAGCTCGGCTATCAGCTGCTTCAGAAAACTTCAGTTATCGACGCAATCACCGAACAGCAAACTGCACAGATGTCCCGCGTGCTGATCTCGGCCGACACGGTGCTGGCGCAGATGTGGCAGCTGGCCACATTCGATGCCAATGACCTCTCACAATATCGCCGCGGCTGCTGCCGGTACTGCTGGGGCTTCGGCCATAACTACCAGTGGCGCGACATGGTCGAGTTTGACGAGAAGCACCTCGAGGCAGTTGAGCGAAAGCAGCGCGAACCAATCGACGAAGGCGGCTACGGCTACGACGCAACGAAGCCCGCTAATCCCGAATGCCCGCGCTGCAATGGCGAGGGGTTGGGTCGTGCGTATATTCAGGACACACGCGAATTGCCGCCGATTGCCCGGCTTGCTTACTCCGGTACGAAGGTAGGCAAAAACGGCATTGAGCTGGCCAGCATAAGCCGGGAACGGATGTTCGAAGCGGTGGCGAAACGGCTCGGCCTGGCGGATACAGAATTCACACAGAAATTGCAGCAGATCGAAATTGAAAAGCGTCAGCTTGAGATAGAGAAGTTGCGTAAAGAGTTGGCAGACGATGACGATGACAGGCAGCCAACGCCAGTGCAGATAAATATCAACGTAGTGGACGCGAGGGCAGACGATGGGGATCAGCCCGACGCTTAACATCCCGCAGGCGCGCTTCCTTGCGATGCCGCACAAGTTCAAGGCTTATGTGGCCGGGTTCGGCAGTGGCAAGACGTGGGTAGGGTGTGGCGGCATCTGTAAGGGCTTCTGGGAGTTCCCCAAAATCAACCAGGGTTACTTTGCGCCAACTTACCCGCAGATCCGCGACATCTTCTACCCAACGGTGGAGGAGGTGGCTTTCGACTGGGGTCTGAACGTCAAGATCAACGAGAGCAACAAAGAGGTCCATTTCTACGAGGGCCGAACGTATCGCGGTACCACTATCTGCCGATCGATGGAGAAGCCGGCGACCATTGTCGGTTTCAAAATCGGTAACGCGCTGGTGGATGAGCTGGATGTTATGCCTGCGGCAAAAGCACAGCAGGCCTGGCGAAAAATTATCGCCCGTATGCGTTACAACGTGCCGAACCTGCGTAACGGCATCGACGTTACGACGACCCCTGAGGGCTTCAAGTTCGTTTACCAGCAGTTCGTTAAGGCGGTGCGCGATAAACCGGAGCTGGCCACGCTTTACGGACTCACTCAGGCCAGCACATTCGACAATGCGAAGAACCTGCCGCCGGATTACATCTCGTCGCTGCTGGGTTCATATCCGGAAGAGTTGATCAAAGCCTACCTGCGCGGCCAGTTCACTAACCTGGCCAGCGGCACCATTTATCACCAGTTCGACCGCAGGAAAAATAACTGCATCGATGAAGAGCAGCCAGGCGAGGCGCTGTTTATCGGCATGGACTTCAACGTAGGGAAAATGGCCGCCATTGTGCACGTGAAGCGCAGCGGGCTGCCACGCGCCGTGCGTGAACTGACGAAAGTCTACGACACGCCAGCCATGATTAAGCGTATCCAGGAGGAGTTCTGGCGCTACGAAGGCGGGCGGTACATAGCCAGTCGTCAGATTTATATCTACCCGGATGCCTCCGGCGATAGCCGAAAATCGAATAACGCCAGTGCTACCGATATTGATCAACTCAAACAGGCAGGCTTCAGCGTGATGGTTAACCCTTCTAACCCTCCAGTGAAAGACCGTATCAACACGATGAATGCCATGTTCTGCAATGCGCTGGGCGAGCGCCGCTATCTGGTTAACGTACAGCGTTGCCCGGTCTATACGGAGTCTCTGGAGCAGCAGGTATGGGACAAGAACGGGGAGCCGGATAAGAAGGCCGATAACGACCACCCCAATGATGCCGGCGGCTATTTCATCGTGAAGGATTTTCCGATCATCAGGCCACAGGGCAAATCAGCCCCACTACGGATGTAAACCATGCCAGATATCTCAACACCCAATCTCGATTATGGGAACATGCTGCAGGCGTGGGACATCAATGATGCCCTCATGGGCGGCACGCTTTATATGCGCACGCTGGGCGAGGCGTATTTGCCTAAATGGCCGAACGAAGATCCGGAAGCGTATAAACACCGCCTCAGCGTCGCTACTCTGCTGCCTGGCTACGAAGAGACAATCAGCCAGAACATCGGCCGTGTATTCGCTGAACCGTTGAAGCTGAGTGATGACACGCCCGATCAGTTGGTGACCATCTCCACGAATTTCGATATGGCCGGTAACCGGCTTGACGTATGGGCGCAGGAGCTATTCAGGATCGCGTCACAATACGGTCTGGCCCATGCGCTGGTGGATTATCCTCGTGTTGACCGTGAGACAACCCGTACTAAAGCGCAGGAGAAGGCCAGCGGTGCCCGGCCTTATGCCACGCTGATTAATCCGCGCCAGGTCATTGGCTGGGAGTCCGTTGTACAGAACGGAACAACTGTGCTGACTGAGCTGCGTATCAAAGAGGTGGTTGTCGAGAAAGCGGAGCAATTCGGCCAGAAAAAGGTTGAGCAAATCCGCTACATGACACCGGGTAAAGTCCAGCTTTACCGTAAATCGACCGGGGACGATGGCGCGATAGCATGGGCCCTACATGAGGAGTGGGAGACGTCAAGGAAAGACATCACTCTGGTGACGCTTTACACGAAGCGCACCGGATTTATGTGCGGCTCTCCGCCACTGCTTAATCTGGCCATGCTGAACATCAAGCACTGGCAGAGCCAGAGTGAGCAGGACAACATTCTGCACGTTGCCCGCGTGCCGATCCTCAGTGTTTACGGCCTGGCTGCCGGGGAGGAGCTGACAATTGGCGCATCCAGCGCGCTCCGATTTGAGGACAGGCAGCGGCAGGGTATCGAATACACCGAACACACTGGCTCGGCTGTAGGTGCGGGTAAAACCTCGCTGGAAGACCTCGAACAGCAAATGCGCATGGCCGGAGCTAAGCTGCTGCGGTCGGAAAATACCTCCACCAAGTCGGTTGATCAAACCAATGAGGAGCGCATGCAGGAGCACTCCCCGCTATACACCATGGCGAACTCGCTGGAGGATGCGCTCGACAACATCCTGCAGATCATGGCTGAGTGGCTTGGGCTTCCGGATGGTGGCAACGTTGATGTGCGTACTGAGCTGGAAGCGGCCGAGCAGAGCATTAATGCGCCGGCTGCGCTGGCAATCCAGTCTCTGCGCACTGGTGGTGATATTCGACAGGTTGATGCTGTCCGCGCGCTTCAGAGTCTGCGTATCATCGATCCTGATGCGAAGCCGGAAGAGGTGATCGACGAACTGAATAACCCACCACCCAACCTGATCGGCGGCAAAAATGGCAACGGTAAACAACCGACTCAGTGATGAGAGCATCGCGCATGCGTTGTTCGTATCCCGCTACGGCACCGGAGTGGCGCGGCGGATGGTTAGCAGGCTTAACCAGAGCGATGCTGAACTGTCGGCCCGCCTGCTGGTGGCCTTGGATGTCCTGCCGCGTGAAAACTTCACCGTGGCGCATCTGGAAAGCCTGCTGGGCAGCGTCAGGGAGGTGAATCGCTCTGCAGTACAGTCAGCATTTTCCACCCTGGCCGACGAGCTCACGCAGTTTACCGGACATGAAGCGAGCTATCAGTTCGACCTGTTCGCTGAGCTGCTGCCTGAGGCAGTGCTCCGGCACTACCCGCTGGCGTCCATCACGTTGGATATGGTCTACGCCGCGGCAATGGCCCGGCCATTTCAGGGGCGCTTGCTTTCAGAATGGGCCAGCAACCTCGAAGCCGATCGGCTGGCCCGACTCACGAACGCCGTGCGCTCCGGTTACCTGAATGGTGCCACTACGGAGCAGATAGCTCGGCAGGTGCGCGGTACGGCGGCGAATGGTTATCAGGATGGTGCTATCCAGGTCAGTCGCGCCAATGCCATGAGTATTGCCAAAACGGCGGTGAGCCATGTGGCTGCGGTGGCGCGGGACAGCTTTGCGGCAGCGAATGCTGACGTGCTGGACGCAAAGCAATGGCTTTCCACTCTGGATACCAAGACCACGCCGACCTGCATTATCCGCGACCGCCTCAAGTACACGCTGGATAACAAACCCATCGGGCACAAAATTCCGTACCTGCAGGGGCCGGGCCGAATTCACTTTTGCTGCCGCTCAACCGAAACGCTGGTGGTAAAGTCCTGGCGAGAGCTGGGGATCCCCGTTGATGAGATGGATTCTGGCTCCCGCGCCAGCATGGATGGGCAGGTGCCGGAGAAAACAACCTATCTGGAATGGCTCACGCGGCAATCAGCGGGACGTCAGGATCAGGTTCTGGGCGTCGAGCGAGGCCACTTATACCGTGCAGGAGAATTGAAACTTAGCGAGATGTTTACCGATAAAGGGGAATGGATTACTCTGGCAAAGCTTAAGGATATTCTTAAGTTTGATTAGGGAGATTCATAATGGAATTAGTGAAGATAAGCACTATAGAGCAGGCCAAAATAATCAATGACCCTCTAAAAGAAGAACCTGAAACGGAAAACACTCATCCTTTCTACATCAATCCCGGTGCATTCACATACGAGAACATATTCTCTCTAAAGCACAATGGGCAAAATGTCGGCTTGGTCTTCCTGAAAGATCATGGTGAAGGCTGTGCCGAAATCTATAAATTCTATATATATACACCTTTCAGAAGATGCGGACTTGGTAGGCTCGCTGTAGAAACGATCATCTCTGTGCTTAAAACTGAGGGCTACAATGAACTATGCCTTGAAGTCCTTACGTTTGACTTAGTTCCATTCTGGACGCGTTTTGATTTCGAGCCATTGGCTCCCGAATTTGCTGGAAACAGACATTTTCAGCGAAAAATATAAACAAATATCTTCGATTAACAAACCCGGCTAAAGAGCCGGGTTTTTTTATGCCTGCCGCTAGGCGGATGCAATGCGGCGCCGAGGCGGATGCCTTCTAAAACAGCGGCCGGAAGGCCCGGAGAACAGTATGAAATTGAAACTTGATGCTAATGGCCATGTAGTCGTTGAAAACGGTATGCCGGTCTATGTTCATGACGATGGCAAAGAAATTGCCTTTGATGCCGCACAGGCCGTCAGCAAGATTAGCGCGCTGAATGGTGAGGCGAAGGCTCACCGAGAAGGCAAAGAAGCGGCAGAGGCTAATCTGGCTAAGTTTGCCAGCATCACTGATCCGGCCAAAGCAATTGAGGCGCTGGATATGATGACCAAAATTGACCAAAAAAAGCTGATCGATGCGGGCGCGGTTGACCAGGTTAAGGCTGAAATCACCAAATCATTCCAGACACAGCTGGACGAAGCCAACGGCAAGAACCAGAAGCTTGAGCAGCAGCTTTATGGAGAGATGATTGGCGGCCGCTTTGGTGGCTCCAAATTCATCCAGGAGAAGATGGCGATCCCGGCTGATTTCGTTCAATCCCGTTTCGGTAACTCCTTCAAAATTGAAGACGGTAAAGTTGTTGCTTATGACGGTAATGGCAACAAAGTCTACTCCCGCGCCAAACCAGGTGAGCTGGCCGAATTTGATGAGGCTCTGGAGTTCCTGGTCGAGCAATATCCGCAAAAAGACCACATCCTGAAAGCCTCCGGCAACTCTGGCGGCGGCTCTCAGCAGTCCCAGCATCAGGCCGGGCAGAAAACACTCAAGCGCTCTGCATTCGATTCGCTGGATATGGCAGGCAAGCAGAACGCGCTTAAAGACGGTGTAACCATCGTTGATTAACCCCTTTTGCCGTGGCTCGGATGAGGCACGGCGCCAGAGCTGGATAGCTCAAAAATCATCCCTCAAATCGCAAAGGAAATTACCAAATGTCTAATACCCTCACTGGGTTGATCCCGACTATCTATACCGCTCTGGACGTGGTCAGCCGCGAGCAGGTTGGCTTTATCCCCGCCGTAGCACGCGACGCAAAGGCTGACGCAGCAGCAAAGGGCCAGACCGTCACCTCCCCGGTTGCTCCTAAGGCGACCACCGTTGATATCTCGCCGGGTGCGACCGCGCCGAACGATGGCGATCAGGATATCGGTACCGTTAACGTGGCGATCACTAAAGCCAAAATGGCCCCGGTGAAATGGAACGGCGAGGAACAACTGGCGATCGGCCCTTCCGGTACCTACAACACTATCCTGGCTGACCAGTTCAAGCAGGCATTCCGCGCGCTGGCTAATGAAGTTGATGCCGATCTGGGTGCGCTTTACTACGCTTCATCGCGCGCGGTCGGCACCGCTGGAGTTACACCGTTCGGCGTGAAAGAAGACCTTTCTGATGCAGCGCTGGCGCGCCAAGTTCTGGAAGACAACGGCGCGCCTACTACCGATCTCCAAATGGTGCTTGGTTCCTCTACCACTGCCAATCTACGCGGTAAACAGTCAGTGCTGTTCAAGGTGAACGAATCCGGTACTGAGCAACTGCTGCGAGAGGGGGTAATCGGGCGGCTTGAAGGGTTCAACCTGCATAACTCAGCAGGCGTTAAGCGCGTGGCTGGTGGCGCGGGTTCTGGCTATCTTGTCAATGGTGCCAAGCAGGAAGGCGATATTATCATCGCTATTGATACCGGCACTGGAGGGATTGCTCAGGGCAGTGTGATCACTTTTGAAGGTGATAGTCATCAATATGTTGTGGCGGCTGCCACTGCATCCACAATCACGCTGGCCGCGCCTGGTCTGCGTCAGTCACTGGCTGACAATACGGAGATCACCGTCGGTGGGGCATTCACGGCCAACATGGCATTCGACCGCAATGCTTTCCTGCTGGCAGCGCGAACCCCAGCGATGCCTCAGGGTGGTGACTCCGCCGACGACGTGATGAACGTTACCGATCCGGTTTCTGGTATCACCTTCCAGGTGGCGTTGTACCGTCAGTATCGTCAGGTGCGCTATGAGGTTGGTCTGGCATGGGGTGTCTCATCAATCAAACCAGCTCACGCTGTGCTGCTGCTGGGCTAATCAAAGGGGCTGCGGCCCCTAAACTTTTTTGGAGGTCTCAATGGCTGGATTAACCAAAGAGCAGCGCCTGGCGCGCGAGGCAGAGAAGCAGAAAGATATTGCGGGGCAGCCCGAACAGGCTAACGCTAACCTGCCGGAAGCCCCGGAAGCCCCGGAAGCCCCGGAAGCCCCGGAAGCCCCGGAAGCCCCGGAAGCCCCGGA